GGCCGAGATGTTGGAGCTGCCCTTTGGCTTGTAATTCATTCTTTCCATTAAACCTGACAAGACATCATTAATATTCGTCTTTGTCGTTCCCCATAAATCCATTATCTTCGTGAGTTCACTTTCCGTAAGGTTAAGTCCGTTGTTCCCTCCCTCACTGCCCTCCGACAAGGCCTTGTCGATTTCCTTCAGCAAAGGCTCTATAAGTTTGCCGACAACCCTTTGCGTGGCTTGCTTGGTGATAAGATTCTGGATATACTCGTTGAATTTATCGTTAAGGGCGTCCAAAGCGTCACTCCCCTCGTTGTAAGCGTCCACCCATGCCTCTGCGAAAGCCTCGGCCGCCGCCTTGTAGTTCGACTCGCTGCCAAATCCACCAAGAGCTTCCGTTAGGTTTTCCCCAAGCTCCTTTATTGTGTCGCCGAGCTCATCTATCTTCTGCTGGTAGCTGAGAGTTTTACTCTCGTCTGGATTTTTCCTACTCTGCTCCGCGGAAAGCATGGCCTTGTAGGCCTCTTGCTCCCTTTTTAACGTACCGATTGCCTCTTGGTTGTATTCATCCAGCCTATTGATGTCAAAAGCATTGTCGATAGCCGTCTTCAGCTTGTTGTAAGCAGCCTCCAGCCTTGTGATTGCACGCTCCTGTCTCTCAATTTCCTTGTCTATCTTACTCTCGTCATTGAATATGCTTGCTATCCCGCTTATCATGCCAGTGAATCCGGATATTATGCCAGCTATATCTCCTTTTTTTATGGATTTTACGGCCGAGAGTCCACCCTCCAGTGCCGTGAAGGCACCGCTTACGGCTTGCGAGGAGACACCTAACGAAGAAGACAGGCTGTCGAAGGCGGAGTGTAACGACGAAACGATGGACGATATGTCATCTATTGCCTTTATAAATTTTGTCTTAGCCGTCTCTTCCTGCGTCATCACCTCACCCATTTTTTTTATCTGGTCTTCGGTAAGGTTAAGCTGCTCTTGGAGACTGTCACGAATACTTTTGTTAACCGAAAGGCGGGAAGACAACGATTTCGCCAAGTCACTATCTTTTCCGTTCAGTTTCTCTTCTTCTTCATATTGCTTTTTCAGGACTTCTACAAGCGTGCTGTACTTGTTTAATTCACCTTTAAACATAGTGCGCTGGTCATTTAGCTCAACATAACGGTCTACCCCACCGAGTGATTTGAGCTTTGCAGAAGCCTTCGCGAGTTCCTTATATCCAGACACCAGAGCCTTGAACGGGTTGCGGGAGTTTCGGACTTCGTTCACCTTGTTAATCTGATCGGCGATAGTCTTTAGCTGCGTTGGGTCGAGGCCTTTCAGCTCTGTGCGCAACTGTTGAAGTCTCTCCGCCATGGCATCGAGAGCCATGGAGGATACCTGGTCGATGTTATCGAACAGTCTCACGTACATATCGCTGTTCTGAAAATCCTTCCATGTATTCTCCGCTGTTTTTTTCTTATAATCCTCCTCAAGGTTGCTGAGCAACACCTTTTTTGTATCTGAGTCGGAAAAATTCTTCATGATCGCCGCCCTGTCCTCTACGTATTTCTTGTCAAGCTGGAGTTGGTCGGATAGTCTTTGCTTGTATTCGTCGAATATCTTTTGAACCGTCCCTATCGAGTCCTGCTTTATCTCGCTGGTCAGTTTCTTGTTGGTATCGAGGTACTTCTTTGAAACGTCACTTTGTTGGTCGAACATCTTTTCTATGGTCTTGCCCGTGTTCTCTAAATCAGAGTTACATTGCTTAATGACCTTATCTCCCCACTTCGTGTAATCCTTTCCGTACATAGTCTCATAGTTCTTGGTGATGAACCTATTGAACTCATTGTTGATTTTTTCCTGCACTTCATCGAAAGATGTTGTGATATTGCCGGCAATAGACTTAATGAGATCGTCAGACATCCCCGCGTCCTTGAGCTTTTTGTATAGACTCATCTGTGAGAAGGCTTCGTCTATATTCCTGGATATGTCATCCCTCAACTCGTTGTATTCCCTTTCCGAGACCCTTAAATCAATGTCCGCCGACATACGGAAGGCATTGCCTCTCTTGGCCAAGTCCTTATACTTCGCACCAATCTCCTTGATACTCTTTGCCACGGAAGCATCGTCAGGCATGATGCCGCTTGCCTTCCATCCCACGTTTTGTGCCGCCTCCTTGAAATACTTACGAGTTTTCGTCAAGGCGGTTTCCTTCGATTCCGTCTTAATCAACTCGTTATATTTCGAGTTCATGTCCTTTAGCAAGCTAATTCGCTCCTGTAAGATGTCACGCTGCTGCTTCTCGCTTTTTGTAGAGCGTCCGGATGTTCTCGTTCTGGCCTTGTTGTACCCCATAATCTGGTTAGCGGCCTCTTTATACCCTTGCCCCAGTTGGGAAATGTCCTTATAGATGTCGTTAATCTCTCTTGTCGTGGCTGCCTCACTGTATCCAGCTAAGCGCATGGTGCCACCTTTTAGATTGTGCCGTTTTGTGACAAGAGACTGCAAACGTTTAAGTCTTGCTTGTGCTTCTTTGTCGAACTCTTTATAAGCTTCGTCAGGATTCAGCACTATTGGGTCGTATGTAAAGGTGATATGATAGGTGTTATTGGCAAATGCCCTATCCATCTGCGTCTTGATGTCGTCTATTTGTTTTTGGGCTTTATTCTTGTCGATGTTGACATTGATTTTGTACTCCTTGTAGAGCATGTCTTTTATGACTTCACCCCAGCCCTTTTCGGCGGCCGTTTTGTCTATCTCAATTTTCAACTTCTGTTTTGACGCTTCGTCCTGATACTTGCTTATATCGCCAAATACAGAGCGTGCTTCTTCACGAGCTTCCTCCAATTTGCTTATGTAATCGTCATAGCTTTGGAGGAAAGTAGAAACATAACCTTCATAACCAGACCCTTTAATTGTCTCGGCAGCTCTCGAATAATAATCAAGTAAACTTTCTTCATCCTTTTGACCGGCTGCCAATTGCTTGAACATTTCCTTTGCGTCTTTCGGCAATTTACTAAGGTCGCCTGATAGCCCAGAGAAGGTTTTTCTAATATCCTCTCCTTTTTGTAAGAGGTCCCCCATAGACTCAGTGTATTCTTGGAAGTCTGTATCGATGTCGTCATCAAACACCATCCAACCTTTCAATTTGTTTTTCGAGTACTTATTGTTAATGAGGAGCATTTCTTGGTTAAAATCTTTGTAGTCTTTGAGGAACGTCTCGTACTGCTTTTTTGCCTCCTCTTCGGAAAGATTTACTCCTATCTTCACCTCAAAACCTTGTTGGTTCATTTCCTTTACAAGGTCTTCAAGCGCACCACGTATGTCTGTTTTCGACTTCTCTTCAATCTCATCAACTTTGACCTGCGTAGTAAAATACGCCTCCGAATTTTTCGCCATCGATTCCTTATACTCGTTGTTCACGCTAATAAGCTCTTGAACGAGAGATATAGCGGCCGTCAACGCAGCCAAAGGCAGGGAAGCTACTATGGTGCTTCCAAGAGCTGCGAAAGATGCCTTCAGCTTGCCGACATTCCCAGAGAAAACAGACAGAAGGGCGCTGAAAACTCCAAGCCTCTTGTGTGAGGCCATGATGTTGGCGGCCGTCTGCCCCCATGCGCCACTTGTCAATTTCGATGTGACGTATATGGAAGCCAATACGCCCACGAATATCTTTGCGACATTAACGATAGTCTGCCAGTGTTTTAGCATCTCTGTCGCACCAGAAATCATACCCTTGAATGTCCCCTCGTTCGCCTTGCCAATCTCGTTGAGCATCACATCGAAAGCGTCCTTTAGGTTGGACACCTTTCCAGTGAGGGTCTCCGCCTGTATCTCCTGCATGTTGTAGAACGTTCCTCCCTTGTCTGTCATGCGCTGAAAGACGGCCTCTACATCCTTGAACGTGACCTGTCTCTTGGAGATCATATCCACGATTTGTGCCGTGGTATATGCCTCGCCCTTTACCTCCTTGAAGTACTGCTGAAGCTCGCCGTACATATTGATACCCGCTTCCGTGAACTGGCGGACCTCAGAGCCACGAAGGTACGCGGCGGCCTTGACCTGTCCGTATGCAAGGATAAGCCTTCCCATGTCAACACCAAGACCTGCCGATACATCGGCAAGTCGTTTGGTCGTGTCGTAAAGTTTATCTGATTCAATTTTATAAGCAGAGAGCTGTCTTGTGTACTCCA